CGTCATAGACGGCGACGAGCTCTTTCTTCTTGGTTCAGACTAACATCTGGCCTTGAGGAAAAGAGACAGGAGAGATTTGGAATCTCCTGCAGGGGTTTCTACACCCCCGGCCTCCCCCTAAAAGGGAGACCTCCTTCCAAGCTTGATGTTGACGTGCTTGGGACGTCCAGAACGTTCCAAGTGCTCCTCATCAGCATTGGCAATGCTGAGTCTGAGGGCCGTTTCGGACCTGGTTGATAAACCAGAATCCTTATGGGCTTCTCTCACGAGGCACTTGAGTAGGGCGCCGCTCCCACCGAGAACATCTCGGGGGGATTCGGCCGACACGTAATAGCCCCTAGTTAGGGGGCTGTGCGTATTCGGGTCCAGCGTCTCGAATTGATAACCGAGAGCTGACTCCCTGCCCAACAATGGTGAGGACGGAGCTACATTGGGGAAGTGTTTTAACATCTTCCGCAAGTAGAAATCCATCCACTTCGCGCCCTGCCACAAGCCAGCCCAATAGAGCTGGTTTCGTAGCGAGACAGCGGAGATAACACCATTCACGTCCTGCCGTTGTGACGGTAGTACACGTCGAACCTTGACGATTGACACGTCTTGGCCTTCGTAATACTCCCGTCCGCAAGACTCCCTGAACCTTCCGGTCCAGAAAGACTTGCCAGTGTTTACTACATACCCGAAAAGGTGTAGTTCACTGACAACGGACAGCACATTGTCTCGGGGGACAATCAAATCATCCCCGAAGACGCGCACCTGCTCGGAAAAGAGGCGAATAGCCTCCTCCCGAGAAAGCGGGGCACTTAGCTCCCTTTCAATCCCTAAGAGGACTAAGGTCAAAAAGACCATGGCCTCAAAGGGAAAGCAGAGAGCTGAACCCATAGATGCGAACTTGGCTAGGCGTATAACGCCGTGACCAGGTACATCAGCCTTGGTAGACCGAGCTGCCTGGACCGCCCCTAGCAAATCGGGGTAGTCCTGCAACATGGCTATTACATGCTGATTCGAGACACGATCGGATGCCTCACTCAGATCGAGTGTGGCCAGATCCCCGCTGAGGGATCCGGTTCGAGCCAAAACCCGGTTAGGGTCCTGGTCATCGAATCCGATCACGCGTGAGAGGAAACTATCCTCTTTAAACGCGCTAAGAAGACTGCGTAGAACCGCCTGCTGTGCATATTGCATAGCAGTAGGCTCAATTGCAATCAACCTTGGTGTCTTGAGCGTCTTAGGAACTGAGATAACCCTAACGGGCATCTCAGCACCGGGTTCGAGAACGTTAAGCTCTCGACCTAATTCCTCACTAAAGTGAGGGTTCGGTACGAGATACTCCTCAGCCGGGAAATACCGGTTGAGTCGTGCGGGCCAGGACCGCTGCATCCACTTAGCATTGCTGCTAAGCCGATCAGCGACAGCGCCTGGACCATGCTTTGGGACCATACGGCCCCAGTGAACATCTCTGTCCACTTTGGCGAATAAATCGCCAAAAAGCATCTCGGAGACTCTTTTAAAATCCTCCATATAGGAAGGATCTAGGAGTTGATCCGAGGCCTTAACGTCCTGCTCACATTGGATAAAGTCCAACATCGCTCGCTTCTCGCGATCGGGAGACACGACCTGACGGCCGTGCCCACCGACGGAATTATCTTCCGGGAGAGCGATCTTACTGAACATCAGCGTTAGCTGACGGACAGCATAGATTGCTTCGATGTCGGGCTCATCCAAAAGCGCGCCACTACATGGGTCGAACACACGTCCAAGGAAACCTGACAGAAATGCCGGGAGACCAGTATGACGCGACCTCTTGAAAGAGGAAGCATCAGAAGGGACGACGAAACCTTGGTCAAGCCATTTTTCGATGGCCTTTCCAAAGTCCGCCAGGGTTACGGCTAAAAACCATAACCCCTCGTGTTCAACCCGACGCACGACAGTTGTTATGTCGCGCGTGGCGCTCGTGCAACATCGTACCGCCAATTCATTGGCGATACAGGACCAGAGTGACGTCAGGCTTTTCATAGACCCTCCTGATAGAGGTAATCTAATCCCTAGCCCTGTCGTCATTGACAGTAAACTACCTGTCGAACGCCGTAGGCCGTACCACGCCGAAGAGGCGGTGGTATGAGGCCTGCAGCAGCATGACTCGCAGGTCTTCCATCACGCTCCAGTCCAGCTCAGTGAGCAGGAACTGCTGCGCGTGGAAGTCCTCGTAGATGGCCTTTAGGGTCACCTGCGAGAACATCATCGCTTCGCCGAGGGTTTTTCCCTCGTCCACGAAGCGAACGATGGATTGCAAGTCCGCCTGGGGAATCCCCGTGGGGATGACATTCAACATGCTCATTCCTTTCTGGGGGTATCCCAGTTAGATAGGTAATTAAACCGCCCAGATCAGTAGCGACGATTCGAGTGCTCGGCCATCCCACTCAAGAGCTTAGATGCTCTAAGAATGCGAGTAACCAAGACACTCTCTCTCAGGCTCCCAGTTTTATGTGAGAACCTGATAGTGATCTGTAGAACGTGACTCTCATTAGAGAGAGGCGTCCTACTCGTCACTTCGACACTACTGATCCTTCTCCCCTCGCTCACGGACAATGATCTAGTCCGAAGAGCAAGGTATCACCTGCTAGGTACAACGCATTTACCGCGAACACAATGCCTGCGATCACCTTACCGGTGACCGTGACACGTGGATCGTGGTCAGTGCGCCGCCGTCCAGGAAAGTTATCCCTGGTTGGCCGTGACGGAGACATACGACCGCCCCGTATGGGACGACCGCTATGCTCTGGCATGTCCTGGCGCCTGCCGAAGCCAGACTAAAGGAAGGCTAGTCTTACGACTCGCCTCCCAGCAGCTTGGTGATCAGCAGGTCCGTGTTGGCCGTGATGAGACCCTTGTAGCCCGTGTAAACGGACAGGGCCTCAGCGGGTGTGTATCCGTACTCCGGAAGGTCGAACACCATGTACATTGACATGGACTGCTCGACGTTCACGTCGTCACGGAACACGTCCGCGGCCAGCTTGAAGGTGTCGAGCCTCAGCATCCGGCGAATCCGCTTCCCGTAGTTGTGGGAAGCGGACACCGTGATGAGGCCGTCACCGGATCGGTATTCGGCACGGTTCTCCCCAACCCCGATCTGGGGCAGGGAGGTCGTGACGCCACCGATGGTGACGGACAGAGGATCGGAGAACGACATGGGCATCACTCCTAGGAGCTAGGTAAAGCTCCCTTTGGCGTTTGACGTAGAACAACACGTTCTACCGCTAACCCTTGGTAATACCAAGAGCAGCGATAATGGCTAGTTGGCGCGGCGAAAAGCCGTCCCAAGTAAGCCCGAACCCGAAGGGCGTTGCCTTCCGACGTTTCTTGGTCTCAGTGACCATAGTTATGTCGTTGGGTCGGGGGTTCCCTACTAATCCAGGGTGACCCACGAAAGTATAGGTGTCACGGACAATTGTATGCTCCATGACGTACCCGTACTTCAACACCATGCCATCGACGGCCATACTGGTAATGTTTTCAATAACATCACCAGTGTTGGTAAACCAGTCGACGGCCCAGCTCCAAGGAGCCAAGTTCCAGAGAGTATCTGGCGTAAGTGAGAAGCCCAACAGCTTCTTCGCCTCGGACTGCGCGCGCACCATCTTGCTAAAGGAGTCTCCTCCAAGAGCAAGGTGATAGGTGAACGCGCCCGAGAACCACCTACGAATCGTAGTAGTTCTAATACGATTAACTTGACCCTGATTGTACACCACGTCCGTGAGAGGTGAGGCGCTAGGCGTAATAAACGCGTTCGCGCCAAACTTAAACACGGATACTGATGTACTTTCTACTGGTGGAAAACTCATCCGCCTTCTGACAACACGACCGCTATCCCTGCGATACTGTCTGATGACAGCATCAGCACGGGCGAGCGCACGCGCAATTTCTTGCACGTCGTTCACGATCGGCTTCCACCCGAACTCGTAGTTAAGGTATTCCTGACCGGGCGCTTTACGCGCGCGATCAGTACCTTTCTCCCAACCTGCGGCACCTGCCAGTTTCGGCAGACCGCTGGTGAGAGTTTCTCCGAGAAAGGTGGATAAGTCAGCAAGGCTATTGGTGGGACTAGCCACCGAGATACCCTTTGTACCCCAAGCCTCAAGCTCTCCATCACTGGAGGCCATAGGCCCGGGAAAGGGTCCCGGATTCCCTGTTGCGAGAACATAACCGTCGAAAGTTCGACGATATTCCCGATAGGGACGGCTAGCAAAATTCGACCCCACAAGCCTAGTCTTGGAGAAATTCCCCTCGACATAAGACTTCTGGGTGAAGAAATTCCCGCCAACATCCCCGGAACGACCTTTAGGGTTATTCCAGGATGGATGGTTTGTCGATGCAGTAGTCTGCATCCCATTGAGAACAGACGGCGCCCAAGTCGCGTAGGATCTACTCGAAGTAGAGAGTCCTGACGAGTTGAACGTCTCTGAGAGCATCGTACTCTCCAACCCCTTGAAAGGGATAGGACGAGTACGAGTCTCAGTAATCTGAGCCAATGGCACCAGAGCTCCTCTGGTTCTGAGGGGTACTCCCCTCGATCAGCTCCCGGTAGCCCTTATCAGGCTCCTGGGAGTTGGATAGTGTTGCACTGCGCCCAGGGCCCCTCGCGGGGCCCT